CTAGTTTCCTTAGACATAAAATAATCATAGATTTCTAACTCTAATTGTATCATCTCTTCTGTGATTGTTTTGTCCCAGCGGCTAAAATCAGTTTCGAGGAACATATGTTTATCTTGGTCGTAATGTTCCTTTAAAAATTCTCCAATTTCCATACCATTTACTCCTGAAGCATATAATAAATTATGGTTCTTACTCCAGCAGGTTTTAAGGGTATTGGAAAAATTTTTAATAAAAGGGGCTATTTGCACAACAGTTGTCAAATTTGGGCTTGATATATTTCTTGGAGCACCCAAATCTATTTCGCCTCTATCATTTGAAGATTTACACAGTAATTCCATTTTAACAAAGAATTGATAATCTAACTTATCCGAATTGGGGCTATCATCATGTACTTTTTTCAAAGCCTTCCTCAATTGGTCTTGTCTAGGTTGTTTAAAATCTTGTATCCACTCTTCAAATAACAAGGGCTTAACTTTTATTGGTTTACCTTGGTTGTTATGCATTGTAGGAAATAATGCTGGCATGTTATTAAAGATCCATGCCTTAAATTCATTGAATTGGTCATTGTTTATTTTATATTTATTTTCTGCCAAGACTCTGTTTTGAATACTAATTATAGAGTTAACTTGGTTATTATTATAAACAATTGGAAAAATCTTCGAGTCCCCTTTCAATCCGGCTCCTATTTGATGGAACTCGTTTAGTTTAGTTGGGTTTAGGACCTCGGAAGATTCTATAAATTTTTGCAATTCAATGACGAATTGCTTTAGATCGGATTTGACCTCAGTCTCTTCAGTGTATGTTATCTTTTGTTGGGGTATTGGCTCTTTAATTATTTCTGGTATGCCAATCACCACTTCATTCTCACTGGCGATAACCTCTGAATTATCCTCGACATCTTGTACATCAAGAATACTTCTTCTGGTTAAATATATTATCCATCTACTAGCAATTGACTTAAGCCCTTTATAACATGTTATGCACAAAAGGGTTAAAAATAAGAGACTTCCGATGACTACTCGGAACATAAAAGTTTTATCAGAAGCTTTCATGTCTTTAAATATCTCTTGCGGCTTGGTTGAATTATTTGTTTTACCTAATAGGGTGTAAGGATTATAATCACTTGGATACATTACCATGGCTAAAACGGCCAGGAATGATAATAGAACGATAAAAAATCGGTAATAATTCGCCCAAGGTTTGACAGCGTCAAAATTTAAAAGTTTAGTGTATAAAGGGTATTGCTCATCTTTTTTCTCAGTGTAAAAGTCCCATAGGCCAAAAAGACTGAAC